AATTCCTTCTCTGTCTTCTCACAATAGGCAGTCCGGTATTTGCTGAAGGAGATACAACAAATAATGCTACGCCCGTTGCAGCTGCGACAGGCAATGTGACCAACAGTGCGGTGCAATTCCAGAACAACGGAGCACCCTCGAGACAACAGTTCAGCACTGGAAACTCGTGCAATGGAAGTACTATGACGCTTAGCCCATTTTATATGGGTAATGATGTTCAACCTGAGACTGAAGATGGATATGTAATAAACGAAAACTGGGGAGTCCAACTTGCTTTTATGGTTCCCCTTAATCGTGATTTAACTAAGCAATGTGAACGCATAGCTAGTCTTCATGAACGGAATATGAAACTTTCACAAGAAATGACAAGAGCACTTAAATGTGCAGATTTGCATCGTAAAGGTTTTACCTTTCGACCTGATACTGACTCATACAAATTGTGCTCTGATGTCGTACCTATTCAATTAGTAAAGAACGAAAATGTTAACACTCCTTAAACCAATTATTTTTAGCTTTGTCAAAACTGACAAATTTAAAGTTTTTGTAATTCAATTATTAGAAAAATTAGTAGAACAAACAGATAACGATTTAGACGATAAAGCTGTAGCCATCGTTAAAAAAGGTTTAGGTCTTTAAATATGGCTAAACAAGGTTTATACGCAAATATAAATAAGCGTAAAAGAGCTGGTACTAGCAGACCCAAATCAAAAAGTACAATTACTGCCAAAGCATACGCAAATATGAAAGCTGGATTTCCTAAGAAAAAAAGCAAAAAGTAAAGGTACAAACATACCAAGATAAAATTACAAGCCCCTTACAGGCGATCCTCGATGGAGTATTTATGGCAAATTCTAAGAAAAAAAAGAATAAAGGTGTTGAACAGGGTTTTAAGAGTAATTTTAAAGCCAGTGCCGGAAACACTATTAAACCAATACGGACAGAACCTAGCATACCTAAATATCTATATAACTTAGATAAAGAAAGGTATAAAGATCAATATAAAAAACGCAAAATTAAAAAGGCATGAAGAAGGCAACTGAAGAGCAGTTTAACGAACTGCATCAGTTAGTCACAGAAGAATTTTTAAAACGAGTTAAGAGTGGTGAAGCAACCACACAAGATTTAAAAGCAGCCTGTGATTGGCTGAAGACAAACGATATTAGTGGTGTTGCATACGATGGCAACCCATTACAAAAGCTGGCAAATGTATTACCAGAAATAGATCCAGAACTAGTTAAGAGCAAACTCTATGGCAGGCAAAGGAGCTAAGTACGCAAACGGTAATTATAAAGCTCAACAAAAGGCGTACAACAAAACAAAGAAGGGACTCAAATTACGTGTCAATGCAAACAAACTTAATCGGAAACTTGGAACCTATGGAAATCGAGATGGACTCGACGCGGCTCACTATAAGGGGAGTGCGACCAAAGGCAGAACACAAAAACCATCCATTAACAGAAAAAGCAGAAGTAAACGTAAATGACCCCTCTACTACCTAGTCCACAACATTACTTACAAAATTTAATAACCATGACAAGTCCTGACGCTAAAAAGCTCTGGAGAAGAGCTATCAAAGAGCACTTCAATTGTCAGTGTGTTTATTGCGGAGAAACTTATGAACTTAATGAACTTACTCTTGATCACGTCCGACCTCGCTGCCGAGGTGGGGAAGATCTTACGACGAATGTTGTACCCGCCTGTCAGAAATGTAACCAAGGTAAAGGTAGCAGTCATTGGCTCGGATGGTGTCGAAAAACATTTGGATGCCGTCCTATTAGAGAACGAATGATAAGCGATCACATCGCTGCATAACTTATCCACTCAAGTATATATAACCGCCCCGTAAGGGGCTTTTTTTTATGGCACTGCGAAAAATGGCAGAAGCCCTTGATAAAGGGTTGAGGATTACTGCTGACATAAGAGCTAGTAGACAGTTTAAAGATGGCAGAACAAAACTAGACAAAAGCGAATATCAAAAAATAGCAAAACGTATTAGAGAAGCTGTACCTTCAGATAAAAACTGGACTCCAGAAGTAATTAAAGCTATTGGAAAACCATATTGGAATAAACAAGGTAAAGCGGTACAAAACCCTGCTCAAGGTAAACCTTTTAATATGAGAAGTGGTTCTGGAACTTCAATCGTTCTTTCAGATGAAGCAGAACGAAGAGCACAGAAAAAAGCCCAAGGTGAAAGAAGAAAAGAAAGAAAGAATCCAACTCCTAAATCAGTTATGGAGTGGGCTAAACGTCTAGACAAAGAAGATAAGTGGCCGAAAGGTAAATCACTTAAAGATTTTTTATCTAAAGAAAAAGCTTTGGATACAAGAATGAAAACCCTAATGACAGCAATGAAAGGAATCGGTTTAAAAATGGAAGATGGTCATGCTATGTCGTTGGGTAATGTAGCTAAAGAAGGACATCCACTATATGCAAAAGGTATGCACGGAAGTGATTCCGGGTCAGCAAGAGTACCTGAGCCAAAAACTTTAAATAATGCTAAACGCCATACAGGAGACATGCACTTCTTAGATGCAAAGAGAGGTGGTGTTGCTAATAGTGCTTTAGATAGATTTGCTCAATATTTAACTGGTGATCGCGGAACTTTAGCTAAACCAACAAAAGTTGATGTAGCAAGAATGATGCAAGGCGAAAATCCAGATAAAGTCATTGCTCAAAGAGATAAAAACATACAAAAATTTAAAATGATGGCTGGACGAAGACCGATTAAAACAAGCGTCGATACAGATCAAGCATTTAACCTATCAGATACTATGAAGATAGGAATCGACAATATGCACCAAACTGCGCTCGGTATGCCCATATACAAGCCGTAAATATTATTTATCCACAAACGTACATGACAGACGTTTTAAACGCCTTACAGGGCGATTTCAAGCTGTTTCTGCAAGCTTTATGGGAACAGCTAGACCTACCTCAACCTACGAGGGCACAATATGCAATTGCAGATTATTTGCAGAATGGTCCCAAGCGACTACAAATACAGGCGTTTCGAGGAGTTGGCAAGAGCTGGATTACTGGTGCTTTTGTTTTATGGACTTTATTTAACAACGCCGAAAAGAAAATAATGATTATTTCAGCTTCTAAGGAACGTGCAGACAACATGTCCATCTTCCTACAGAAGCTAATCATTGAAACACCTTGGTTAAGTCACTTACAACCTAAATCAGACGATGCTAGATGGTCACGTATCTCTTTTGACGTACTATGTAGCCCTCACCAAGCACCATCGGTTAAATCCGTTGGTATAACTGGTCAGTTAACTGGAAGTAGAGCTGACTTAATGATTCTCGATGACGTAGAGGTTCCCGGAAACTCTATGACTGAATTAATGAGAGAAAAACTTATACAGCTTTGTACAGAAGCTGAATCAATTCTTACGCCGAAAGATGATAGTCGCATTATGTATTTGGGAACTCCCCAAACCACCTTCACTATATATAGGAAACTTGCTGAAAGAAGTTACCGTCCTTTTATCTGGCCGAGCAGATATCCGCGAGATGTTACGCCTTACGAAGGTCTTATTGCTCCACAGTTACAGGAAGACATAGATAATGGAGCAGAACCATGGGAGACAACAGATCCAGACCGATTTGATAACGAAGATCTCCTTGAGAGGGAAGCATCTATGGGACGAAGTAACTTTATGCTTCAGTTCATGCTTGACACCAGCCTATCAGACGCTGAAAAGTTCCCCCTCAAAATGGCTGATCTTGTTGTTACAAGTCTCAATAATACTACTGCACCCGATAATGTCATCTGGTGCTCAGATAGACAAAACGTTATTAAAGACTTACCAACAGTCGGACTACCCGGAGACTATTTCTATTCACCTATGCAATTGCAGGGAGAATGGACTGAATACGATGAAACAATTTGCAGTGTCGACCCAAGCGGACGAGGAACAGACGAGACTGCTGCTGCGTATATATCCCAAAAGAACGGATTCCTCTATTTGCATGAGATGCGTGCATACAGAGACGGCTACTCGGATAATACCTTGCTTGACATCCTTGGTGGATGCAAGAAGTATGGAGCTTCAAAACTGGTTGTCGAGACAAACTTTGGAGATGGAATCGTAAGTGAACTATTTAAAAAACATATACAACAAACTAAACAATTTATTGATATCGAAGAGGTCAGAGCAAATGTTCGGAAAGAAGACCGTATCATTGACGCGCTTGAACCTGTGCTTAACCAGCATCGTCTTGTTGTTGACCGTGGGGTTATTGAGTGGGATTACAGCT